ACGCATTACCCGGCGACAACCCAAAACTCCCCGAGAGTTACCTTGAAGAGTTGGCAAGTTTGCCCGAGCAACTTCGCAAGCGATTACTGGACGGCGATTGGGATTACGACGAAAGCATTGACGTTATGTTTAAGACAGACGACGTGCTGCGATGTTTCAGAAACGAACTGCTAAGTGGTGAAAAGAGAATAACCGCCGACATTGCTCGCCTTGGTCAAGATAGAACGGTGATCGGTGTGTGGGACGGGCTTACACTTATTGACATTCGGGTGCTCACAAGGGTGGATATAACCGTAACGATTGAAGCGATCCGTGAACTCATGGCTGCGCACAAGGTTAGCTTAAAAAGCGTGCTTGTCGATGAGGACGGTATTGGCGGTGGAGTGAAGGACGTTATGAAGTGCCTTGGATTCGTTAACGGTAGCAAAGCCACGCAGCCCCAGTACATGAACCTAAAGAGCGAGTGCTACTACAAGTTAGCCGACCTTATCGAAAAGGGTAAGGTAACGATGCTTGTGGCGAATGACTACAAAGATAAGATAGCCAGCGAACTCGACATGATACGTCGCGAGAACGTCGATAAGGATGGCAAGCTAGCGGTTACTCCAAAGGACAAGATTAAGTTACGCCACGGGATCAGCCCCGACTTCGCTGATATGCTTATGATGCGGGCTTACTTTGAACTCAAACCGAATTACGGTAAGTACTCCTTTGTTTAGAATCGTTCTAAATTTCTATTTTTTGTCAAACAGTGTAAAAATTAGATTACATTTGTAGACACAATAAAACAAATAAACACAATGGAAAAGACACTAAGACAATGGTTCGAGATGTTTTCAGAACCTTACAGAACACAGGCGATTGAGACACAAGCACGGATGATGCACGAATTACACCGATTGGCAACCGATATGAAGTATTTCTTTGGAGAACTTGATATGTTGCAAAGCGCGGGCAATGATGTTGTAAACTTGAACAAGCGGCTAGAGTTTAAGATTGAAAACAAGTCTTACCTTATAGTCATTGACGGGTTTATTGGAGCAGATGTAAGAACCGACGGAGGGTATCTATACCTACCAAATGGTTTGCACTCGGAGGTAAACGTAACCGTTGAAGGTATCGACGAAATAAACGACAACCAGATGCTAGATTTATTTTTCGGCCACGTTCTGGTGAACAATCTAGCTAAGGAACTTGGAATGGAGGTGATTTAACAATTAACATTAACCTCCCTCAAAACATAGAGGGGTGTAACAACCCCTTTTTTATTTGCCTGACACGATATTCATTTTATCCATGCCAGTATATCGGCAGTCAATGTGTGTCCACGTGGGAGTGTCTTCTAACTCTTCAATGGTTGTGATCCATTGCCTTTCAATAAACAGCCGTTCGTTGTCCATAATGAACTGATGAACCTCGGCGGGTGTCTTACCTTGCACCTGCAAGTCAATCGCTCTACCGTACTTGTGCTGGCTCCAGCGCGCGCCTGTGGTTGTGTTATGCGGACGAAGACCTGATAAGCGGCGTTTACCACCATTTACCCAGTTGTTGACGGTTACAGGTCCCAAGTGATCGCGGATGTATTGCACGGCGAGAATGATCCTCATATCCATAAGCTCAATCGAACGCGCCCCGCGTGCAGCGTAGGTAGATGGATCTATGAACTCGTCGAGGAAAAAGTTTTCTGTAACCCTAACGCGTCTCATTTGTTCAAGTTTTTAATAATGTCGTCTTTCTGTCGGCTGCCCCGTGAACTACCAAAGTAGTACTGAAAGATGGCCTGTGATCCGCTCACGACAACACCACCAAGCAACATATCGAAGATACGCACGTTAGCTTCGGGAACGGTGCGCATTGCGAGAAACACAAGCATAGTGGCAAGGATTGCCATATTGAATATGACAAGCCCTCCCTGTACCCAATCGCGCTTACCTCCGTTGGCTTGCATGAATTCAACTTCGCGTGAACGTGCATTCTGCGTGTCGGCTAAAGTGATCTGTAACTCTTCGATCTCCATGCGACGAAACTCCAACTCCCACTCCATGCGCTTCTCTTCGAGTTCGATTTGCAAAGCTTTGAACTGCGCATCCTCTTCGGCCTTAGCATTTAGGAACTCACCAACCTTGTCGATGGCTTCAATGCCTGTAACGTCCCCGACGAATTCGAGAACGTCCCCAGCGATTGGCTTTACCTTGTCGCTGATGAACTTACCAACGGCGGTATCTTTAAATTTTTTCTTGCTCATTTTTTCTTTGTGATAAAGAATATCCAACTTTCAATAATGTGCTTGTTATTCTTGTGAATGTAGAGGGCGATGTATTGCCCAAACATGGTAGAAAGTGCGGGAACCACGTGCTTTAAAAAGCCGAAATCGTGATGCTCACACACCACACTTCCAAGTGTTCCAAAGGTCAGCGATACCATAACAATGCCCACGCGTTGCTTCCATGTGTACCTTTTGTTTACCATTAAGTCAAAGCCTATTGAACCAATCAATCCCATGAGTATAGAGAGGATATACGTGAATGATTTTGATATGATAGCGTTCAATTCAGCTAGTGTGTCGTACTCGTTTTGCATAGTAATATACCGCGAATAATGCGGTTGATACCACAAATATACCTTCATTGATCTGAAAGATAGTAGGATCGAAAAATAATTCATCGATTAAATTCGAGATACTACCCCAAAGAAGAACGCTGGCTGTGACTTTAAGCCAAGTTAATTCTTTTGCAATAAATACAAAGAGAGCGAATGTAACACAGACCTTGGCGATTGCGTCGCACATAAAGTAAGTGTCATCCATGCCAAGTGGCGCAACTGCATAAGCAATTAACCACGAGGCCATGGCACCAAGCATGGAGGTTAAAACGATAACCGACCTCATTTTCTTCTGCATTTTTTAGGGCGGCCGCCAATGATACGATTACCCACGTTGCCGTTTGAATCGGTTATGGTGTCTTGAAAGTCCGCGTTAATACTTTCCGTGTCCTCTTGCACATATTCTGCAAGATCGGCCACTACCGATGCGCCCGTGTTGTCAATGAACTTGTTATCAATTCCAACCTCGTCGATAAAGTATTCATCTCTACCGATGGTTGCAATAGTGAACTCGTCATTTTTCTTTAGAAAGATTGCCATTTTTGCCATTGTTTTTCTGTTTTAATTTTTCGCGTTCGTATTCTCGAAGTTTAAGCAGTTCCTTGAACCGCTTTTCTTTTTGTTCCTTACCCATGATATGGAAGTTGTGATATTCTTATTCCAGTTGTTGCGCCCTCTCTGCTCATCGCTGTGTTACCATCGCTGAAAATTACACTACTTCTACCGCGTGTTTGCAAGGTAGGCGAAATCTTTTCTTCGGTGTTGCTGCTAAATTCGGGAAATAGTGAACTCTTTGCGCAAAGATAATCGCTTAGTCGCTGGGTGTAGTGCCTTGCCTTGTTTATTGCTTGATCTTTTAAATCTTTCATCCGCGCATCGTCGATAGGCGTAGTGTCTTCTGATGTGCGTTGCACGAGGTTTCCGTTATCCATCTTGTATGCAAGGTGAGGGAGTAGGTCAACCATAACCCACCACGCAAGGGCCGGGCGAATGTATTTATCGCGCAGCGTTTCGTAGTTGCCGGTGATGCTATCGGCAGCGGTGTCGGCCTTGATCTTCACCATAAGGTCCGTGCCTATGATGTTCTCGATGTACATATCCTGAGCGGCATACACCGACGGGTTGATAAGGTTCTGATCTACCGAATCATTGAGGTGGGTGTACTTTTTAACGTACTCCGCATTTACTAGTAAAACTTGTGCTTCGATTGCCATGTTATGAATATTTAAGTGAACCGCGTTTTGGCGTGTCGATCGGTGCCACGCTTTCTTTTCCTTTCTTGGGCACGTATGGAACATTGCCCACACGCTTATCATTTTTAAGCCCATCGTTGGGCAAGAAGCGACCCTTTTCGCGCTTGCGGAAGTAGATAAGGCGAACCCACTTGTGGTGGCAGAATGCGCCTCCCTTCCACTCGAATATGTCGTACGTGCTTTGTCCTTCGGGCGCGAATTGTCCATTAACTCCAGCATCGCTCATGCTTTCTATATCCTCATATCTGAAGACCTTACCTTGCTTGGATAGGTACACCATCTCACGGCAAAATTCTCGCGTGTCTTCAGTGAGGTTTTGCGAATAAGCGAAACGAAGTTTAAACAATCCCGCGTCGCCCCATTTGCTTTTCTCGTCGCCGTTAGCGTACTGCCCAACTGACAATTCAAGGTTGGCGTACTTTTCCATTTGCGCGAGTTCTTCCTCACGGGTACCCGCCTCTTCAATGCTTACCAGTTCCCACTCTTCATCGTCTACTTCCTCGGCCTTGTCAGCAAGGTAAGCAAGCCACGCCTTTCCGTCTTCATCGCTTATGTTGTGGCTACACTTTTTTTTTTCAGCCGACATTGCAACGTTGGGCTGTGGTTGTGGTTCATCGAGTGAGATAGGTGTATTCGGAACAATGCTGATCTTACCTTTCGCATTCAAAATATCTTCGATACCTTTAATCAAAATGCGCTGATACGGCTCGATAACGTGGTTTAAGAAGATACGCAAGCCTTCAACCATCTCTTCCTTGTTGCTTCCGAATCCACCTCCCGCATCACGTACACCAAAGAGTAGTGGTGTGGTCACCCTGTGGCCGATCATTACAAGTGATAAGGCTTGTGAAGAAAGGAATTGATATTGTTTGTCGGCATCGCTGATGGGGAACGTTGTTATCTCTGCACCCTTGCGATCCGTTTCGTTGAATGACATCAAAAATTTACCTGCGTTTTTTGCGCCAGTAAGGTTTTTCTCCCACTTCTTTTTTATTTCAGTTTGCTGCTGTGGATCAACATCGCTACCGTTGTACAAATTCACAATGAAAGACGGCATCAACGAGTTCATAATATTATTCACATGGTAGATGCCTATCTCGCGTTCGAGTTCCACGTAGTTGATGCACGATGTGTAGTCGGGCGAAGGGTAGTACTCGTCGTCCTGTTTTGGAACGTGCAGATACACCACGCCCTTACCACCTTCCATACCTACACCATCGTAGGGGTGAATAAGTTTTACAGGGTTCTTTTTTAAGTCCTTCCAGTTCTTTGAGTAGTACACGCCAATAACCTCACCATCTTCGTCTGCTGCAAGTCGGCACGACGCGAAACCAAGGTTGTTTATTTTGGCGACGCCTGTTCTATCAAGTCGGTTTATGACTTCGAGGTACACGCCTCCGAATGTTTTAATGTCGTCGGCTATTGAATCAATTTGGTCGTTAAGGTTTGAACTGTCAATAACCGCTTGAACAGATGGATCGTCGGAGGCAAATCCCTTGCCCGAGATCATTGCAACGATGGAACGAATGAGTACGCCGTGAACGGGCGCACTGTTCTTTAGTTCTTGCAAGTACTTAGGGTACATATTATCGTCGCCGTAATTTATCCACCCCTTTTTATCCAGCTTGGTAGCTGGCGATACGGGTTGATACACGGCAAGTTCAATGCTCTGTACTTGCGGTTGCTTATTGGGTTGCTTATTTGGGGTATTTTCAGCCATTTATGTCGAGGGGTATATCAATGATGGGTTCATCGAAGTATTCTGTGGTATCATTCATTCTTACCGTTCCTATTGCCACGCTACCAACAACCGAACTATTATTCGGGTTAAGGTTTGATGCGCTGTTTTGGCCGTAAATTTCGTAACGGTAGGTGCCGCCACGGGTAAGTGTTACCGTTGTAACTGTTAAGCTAGTGATACGGTCGTTTTCGTACGCAATCGCAGGAACTTGCGCAAGCTGCACACCGCTCTCGCCGTTGTCGTCTTGGGTAATGATAAGAAGGTAATGCGTAAACGCACTACTTAGCACTTGGCGCATCTCCCTCAACGAGAGTAGCACCGTTTGGTTCGCTTGGTTTGCGTTTAGTGTTATCATTTACCGTGATTAAATGAGGGTACTTTGGGTGCAGTTCTGCAAGTCTTGCTTGCGACAACAAAGATAAGTTAATCTCTTTGCCGTTGGACACTAGAATAGTGTAGTCTTTAGCCTTGTATTTCATTTTGCGTGTATAAAAAAAGGCGGGCTATATACCCGCCCCTTTTCGGTTGTTTGTTTTGGTTATGATGCCACCACGTAGGGAGGATCAACCGTTACATCGTTGAAGTTATCGAAAGGAACTTCGGTGTAGGTTTCGAGGTGTTCCGCTGCGTTACGCTCTTGTCCTGTGAATACAAGGTTGTAACCGTTGAAGTCGCCTTTTGCCGATCCAGTTGTCCAATCGCCACTAGATAGTTCAAGACCATCAAGACGGCCAGCCATTAAAATGTTATCGTTGCTGTCGCGAACGAATACGGTGATGGCTCGGTTGCGTGCGATGCGGTCAAGTTCTTTGCGCTTGTCAGCCGATAAGCCTTGCAATACAGTTGTTACGGTTTGCGTAAACAACACACCTCCGTTCGCTGATTCCACGGCCTCAACGAAAGACGATGTGCCTAGCTTGGTGTCGATCTGATAGCGGTACAAGGTTACTGTTGGTAGCCCTGTTACCTCTCCTGTTAAGCTGTCGATGGTTACGCCCGTGGCGAAGTTGGAAGTTGGCGAAAGGAAGATTTCCTTTATACCACCTACTCCTTCTTTGCAATCGAAGGTAAAACCTTTGGTTAAATTACATGCCATTTTTTCAAGTGGTATTTAGAAAGCGGAGCAGTATTTCTACTACTCCGCTGTCAGGTTAATGATTAAGACAATCCGGGGCCGTATGCGGCGATCTCGTTACCGAAACCATACTGTGCGCCCGCGAAGAACTTCGCTGAGAAGCGTACGTTCTCTTCTGCGAATTGCTCCATGTCAACAACTTGTATATTGTTGTAGTCGCTCTCCACGTTTGTTCCCCACCAAAGGTTTGACTTTTGTGCCGCGATCATAACGTTGTCAGGCATGCCTGGGCATATTGCGATGTCATAGATACCCATGAACGTTGGGGCAACTGCTGCACCGTTGTAGGTATACCATCCGTTACCCGTTGCAACGTTTGCTTGACGGTAAAGATGGAATGCCTTTTGGTTCATGTACACAAGTGGCTTCTCAATCGAGTTCTCGACTGCTGTTGGAATTTCGGCAAGTAGCAACTCGATCTTTGCAATGATGTTTGAAACTGTCAAAGCCACGGGCGAGGCAACAAAGTTTACTGTGTTGTCTGCGTCAATCAAAGTAATCAACCCGTCATACTGGCCAGTCGTTCCATTGACACCGCTCCACATAATTGTTTCGTTGATTTGCGCGATCTTACCGATCATCTCTTGCACGAGTGCCTCTTGCAAGTTTGTTGGAAGGTCGCCGTTCTGTGCTGCGCGAGCATCCCAATCTGTCAAGAAATCCTTTTTGCAGAGTTGCAATTGCACTTGGAATTTCTCCAAGGTCAATATGCGCTCGTCGATTGTTACCGTGTTGGTCGGCGTAAAGTCGCACGTAGCGGCGGCAAAGGAATTGATGTTTGTTGTCAAACGCTTTACGACTTGCTTGTAGTCGATGTTTGGTTTGATGGTTACGAACTGTGTTGAACTGTTCGCGAGTACGGCGGCAAGAAGGTAATTACCCGCTTCTTTACCTGCGTAGGTTGTTGTTAGTGAAGTAGTTGTTGGCATTTTTTATTGTAAAGTTTTGTTTAATTTGCTGATTGTTTGCGAAGTTTTTCAAGGTTGAAGTTCACCTTTTCGGCGTACGTCATTTCGGTGTATGGCTTTTCAGTTTTTTCAACCGCAAGTTTTGTTTTGTCCTTTGCGGAAGCGACGGCTGGTGTTGCTTTCAATGCCGTGATTTGCTTGCTCAGTTCGGTAACCTTACCCTCGGCTGTTACTGCCTTGGTGTTGGCTGCTGCGAGTGCTTCCTCGCTTGCGGCAAGTTTGCCCTCGATCTCGGCAAGGCGGCTTGATAGTGCTTCGATTACTTTGGTAACCTCTTCGCCCATCTCAACCTCTTCCTCTTCCATTGGCTTCATTTCGGTAACAATGCCGTTCTCACCGATTACGATGGTTGAACCGTCCTCCATTGCGTACTCACCCGCAGGGGCGAATATCTCGTTACCATCTGCATCGACGGTGTACACCTCAACGCCTACTGCGAATGCTTCGGCGGGTGTTGACATTACTTGGCCGTCGGCTGTGTTGGCAGAGGCAAGCATCTCCTTTTTTTCTTCACCAAGGTTGATGGCCTTAAGGCCGACCTTCGCGAGGATAGCGTTTACTTGTTCTTGAATTTTTGACATTTGCAATAGTTTTCCTAAAATAGAATCATTCTAAATATTAGGCTAAAAGCAAAATAATTTTGACAGAGTATGTTTTATTTGTATGTTTGCCAAACCATTAAAACACAAACACAATGAAAAAACCACCAAAGAACACCTACGAATTCAACGTAGACGGCAAGCGTTTCTACGCACGTGTATTTAACATGGGCAACAAGCCCGAGCCGAGCGATTGGCTTAGCGTGGCGAGGTCTCGTGTGATACTTGAATTAAAAGACCAGTTAACCGTTTGCGAAGAGCAGCTCTCGAAACAAAAAAAGGAATTGCACGATTGGAAGGTAGCTTGCTTTTGCTTTGCCCTGCTTATGTGTGTGTTTGCTATTGTTACCGCTGATCTTTTAATGCCATGAGCCATTGCATAGTTACTGCTCTCAACGAGCGTCCCGCGATTAGTCGGGTAATGATTAACTGCGCGAACCGTTTGAACCTAAAAGTATTCGCTGGCGTGCATTGCGATTCGGACGCGGCGGTTGTTCAAGATTATGCCCATGAGCATGAATTGTTTTGGGCGACTAACGATCCGTCCGCAAAGTTTAACAAGGCTTTGTTTCTCGCATACGAAGCGGGCTACGATCACTTCGTTATTATGGGCGACGATGATAGCGTGAGCGATGCCGTTTTGGGTGAGCACGATCACGCGGGCTTCTCTCGCAACCACTACGTTGACACGCACACGGGCTCCATTGGTCTTCACGACTACACGCGCAAGCATAGCTATCCTAAAGTAATCGGAGCGGGTAGAGTGTTATCACGCAAGGCGGTTGAAGATACGTGTTTCGATGTAAGAGCGGAAGTTATTCGAGATCACGACGACCCGCATTTAGGTTGGAGGGTTGGTAGCAAGTTGCATCTACCATTTAGTGTAGCCAAAATGTTTGAGCGGTTGGGCGTTGTGAAGATCACAAGCACTGACTACATTGGCTTGTGGCCCCCAAACTTGAAACGAGGCATGGATTGGCGGGCTGACTACCGTTTAATTGCAAGCGGGTACACACCTCATCTGATCGATAAGCACGACCAACGCGTACACGTAACCGATGTAAAGAGCAGCGTTAACATTTGGCCCTATTCGATTCTCGAAAAGGATTTATCGGACGCTACAATTAACGACGCGACTTGGTTTATGGATGAAGGCGAGAAAGAATATTTACTATTTTTGATTAAACACTAAACACAAATAAACAATGAAACACCAACTAACTCAAAAAGAATGGAACGACAAGCGAGATGCGTTCTTGTGTGCGATTATTCAAGGTTCTATAATTAGGGATGGCAATTATGGCTTTAATGGAGCGATTGATGTAACTAACACACTCACCTCCCAACTTTACGAAGTGGTAGACCAAATTCCTGACGTCGGGAAAAAGGCCATTCGCGCCACCCCCGAACAGTTAAGAGAGTGGTTTCCTAGTGCTTATGATAATAAATAAAATGAACAATGTAAAAACAGAACCAATGGTGAAGCACAGTAACCAAGTTCACACAACAACGGATTACTTTCTATTTAAACCAATTGAAGGTAACAGAAACAAAAACCTATTGCACATCAATAGGTTAAAAAAATCAATGGCGGAAACTTACTTATTTACGGTTATTATAGTAAATGAAAAGTATGAAATCATTGATGGGCAACACCGATTTGATGTAATACAGGAGTTGAAACTACCACTAAATTACATTGTTTGCAATGGTTATGGACTTAACGAAGTTCACATTCTAAACCAAAATTCAAAGACTTGGAATGCTGATGATTACTTAACGGGCTATTCTAATTTAGGAAACAAAAACTATTTACAATACAAAAAATTTAAAGACAAATATCAGTTTGGTCATAACGAATGTATGGCAATGTTAACAGGTGTAAATACTGGTGGCGGAAGCATTTTTGAAGATTTTAAAAATGGTAATTTTAAAATAACTCACATTGAAGATGCTGAACAAAAAGCTGAAAAAATTTGGTTATTTAAAGATATTTATGATGGCTTTAAAAGAAGGGCTTTTGTTTACGCAATGCTCTATTTATTTGACAAGCCGCAATTTGAATTTACAGAATTTTTGCAAAAGGCAAAAAATCAACCATCTGTACTTACAGATTGCAACGATAGCAAGCAATACGTTTCTTTAATTGAGGAAATATACAATTACCGCAGACGTGAAAAGGTTAATCTTAGATACTAATTTTATGGTGGTATGTCAGTCGGCTTGTGTGTCGGCTGGCATTACTGCTAACGATAGGGCTTTGCGATGTGTGGGAATAGTAGCACCACAGACCAATAATAGCACTAAAGCATCATAGAAGTACGATGCTGAATATAAGTATTCTGGCCACATATTGCAAAGCCCCTTGTTATATGTTGTGCTTTTTTATTGGGGTTAAAAATTATTAAAAATGGGATTAACATCAAACAAAACAGCAAACTCAAAAGAACTTTTTAAACATTCTTTTGATTTAATGCAGCTTTTAAAGCAGAAGCTAATTACAGTAGAAGAGGCTAAGGCACAAGCAAATTTGCTTAAACAGTCTAATAATATTCTACGTTATGAACTAGATCGAGCCGTAGCAGAAAAGAAATTCGATAACCTTAATATAAGAGAAATAGAAGACAATGAATAATCTTTTTTATAACAACTCATTGCTTTCAAAACTTTGCGAACTACTTGATGAAATTTCAGATAATGAGGATAAAGAAGTAATTGCAAAAATTATAAAAAAGCAAATGCCAAAAAAAACAAAATATAGTTTTTCATTGGATGAACTTTCTAGTATTACAAAAAATGATGCATCTCATCATTCAGTAGGTGTAAGAAAATCAAAATTATTTGCAACTGAATATTTATACTCACTTTATAAAATAGACTTTGAATTTTCATATAAAGAAGATGGCATTTTAGAAGATTTAATGTTTAACAAATGGAATGATATTATTGAAAAAATGACTGATGATTTTCAAATAACAAGGGCTTTGATTTACAAAACTATTCCTTTTGAAATTAGAATAGAAAGTATTGAAGCGTTTGACTTATATGTTACCAATGTATTCATAGAGGAATATTTGAAAATAAAAAAAGAGTATGACTTGTTGAGTGCTGTCACAGCATAGCATATAACGTTTCGGGTATTGCCGAAGGTGGGGCATTAAACCACTAAAGTTAATTAAAAGTACAAAAGATGAATATAGATACAAAAGTTTATAGAAAGCACGAAAGCCCCACTTTTGGCAATACCTTGTTAGGTGCAGTGCCTTTGGTGTCGGAAGTGTATTTAATGGATAACATCGAATTAATGAAACATTACCCTGATAAATACTTCGATTTGGCTGTGGTTGACCCACCTTATGGAATTGGTGAGGATGGGGCAAGTAGTCACAGCAGGGGCAAGTTTGCAAAACCAACATTTTACACTCCTAAAAATTGGGATAAAGAACCGCCACCACTTGAATACTTTTATGAACTATTTAGAGTATCTAAAAATCAAATTGTATGGGGTGCAAATCACTTTATTAGTCGTATGCCTTATGATAGTAGCTGCTGGATAATTTGGGATAAAGAGAATGGCGAAAATGATTTTGCTGATTGTGAAATGGCTTGGGCTTCATTTGGAACTGCGGTAAGACGTTTTAAATTTCGCTGGGCTGGAATGCTACAAGGCAATATGAAAGACAAAGAAATTAGAATGCCCCCAACTCAAAAACCTGTGGCACTTTATGATTTTATTTATTCAAGATACGCTACTGAAGGAATGAAAATTTTAGATACTCACTTGGGTAGTGGTTCAAGTAGAATAAGTGCCAACAAAAACAAATTACACTTTGTAGGTTGTGAAATTGATGAGGAATACTTTAACAAACAAAATAAAAGATATGAGGAATTTGTCAGTCAGGCTCGTTTATGGTAAGCGGTCTGTTGGCATTGCACCTAACTCCTTGCTAACCGCACCTGCATAAAATGAAGTACAAAGCACCTCCACACGGGGGTGTTTTTGTTTTACATTGCACCATGCAAAAAGTAGAAGTAAAGCCGATTTCAGTGAACACCGCGTGGAAAGGGAGGCGGTTTAAAAGCAATGCCTACAAAGCATTCGAGTACCATTGCTTGATGGCATTAAAGCCCGTAAAGATACCCGACGGCCAGCTATGCGTGTACTTCGTGTTTGCGTTCTCAAACGATGCGCAAGACATTGACAACTCGGTGAAGATGTGCATGGATATTCTCCAGAAGAAACACGGATTCAATGACAAGCGGGTATCGCGGTTGGTGGTTGACAAAGTAATTGTGCCCAAGGGTAAAGAGCATTGGTGTTACTCGATAACGGAAAACAAATAGCCCCACTTTTCAGCAGGGCTATTCGACACAAATACACAAACAATAAACACACGACGAATGTCGATGCGGTAAAGTTAATACATTTCTTTGTTCGGGTCTTGATCTTTTGCAGGCCAAAGATATCCACTACCTTGTGGCGTGTGGCCGTACTGATAAAACAAGTGGTAACTCCTATACTCCTGTTGCTTGTGGTTAGCGGGTAGAAACTCCGCTTGGAGCATGATGTACACAGGCTTTCCGTTGTTTGGCGGGTAGGTAAACGTGTGAGTGCTTGCGTCGAATCTACCAGTCGGCCCCGCTTGAATAGTCAACGTTTGTCCTTTCGGGTCTGTTCGCGGGTACTGCGTTATACTCGTTGCCCATGCGTCGATGGCTGCGTGACCTCCCGTTACTTTCGGCGTATCTCCATAAGTCCACCATCGCCATACAAAGTTTTGATCTGTCTTGCCCCAAGGCATTATTAAGAATTCAATGTTTACTTCGTTCCAAGGCTTGCCATTGATTAGTGTGCGATTGTACGCAACTCCATTTTCCACTACGATATGAGGAAGGAATGATGTTAAGGTAGTCGCGGGGTTAAACTTGGATGCGTATTGGATCATAGGGTTATGACTATATCGCAACTCAAAACGTCCGTCGGGTAGTAAGGTAACGAAAATGTCATGTGGTGGTATGTCTTGCCTTACCCCTTGCGGATCGGTGAACCTTATTCCTACCTTATGCCATTGCCAAGTGTTCCCTGTTCGGCCTTTGTATTGTAATTGCCCAGGCGCAGAGTTTACCGTTTCGATCAATTCGTTAAGTAAAGGTCTACCATGTGTAGCCGTGAACCTTCGCACCTCGGGAATATTCCTTCGTCTTTCGGTGAAGGTAGTGTCTCTTGATGTTTCGATCCAGCCTTGCGCGGTTAGCGTTCGGCGCACACGCACACGAGGAACGCGCTCGATCTTAACATAAGCGGGAACGATTGATTGATTTAGGCAGTAGTCCATTGACGCCTCGATGAGGTCTTGCGGTACGCCTGTGAGTTCTTCGTTAATCGTCGGCCATGCGGGCTGCGCGAATGATGCGACGACGAAGAACAACGCCGCGAGAATTGAAAATAATTTTTTCATTTTGATTTTGATTTTAAGGGTTTGTTATTGTGAGTTCTTCGCCAGTTAGCGCGAAGTAAAGGTTTTGTAGCTGGTGCACGTGTGGGATATTCAAATTTTTACTAGCCGTCAAACTTTCAAGTATTGAAGTGCGCCAATACTCTTTTTTACAAAAGGCATTAGGTGGATAAATAGCAAACTCATAATTATTTTCACAAAATAGCATTGGATTGTACTCGTTTTTTTGACCGTACTGCTTAAACCCAAACTTCACCAACCACTCTTCGGTTAATGGGATAAACTCAAAGTAGCTAGTTTCAAAATTATACCCGTGTTCTTTTGTTTTTGGGCAGAAGAAACTTATGCAGTTTGGGGTTGTAACTTGAATAGAGCTGTTTAAATAAGAGGTTATTTCAACAACCTCTAAATATGTTTCTTTATACTTTTCTTTTGGTACTTGAAATTTTATGTAGTTACCAATTCTTAATTCTTGTGCATTCATGGTTTCGTGTTTATTTTATGTGTGGCAAATATAAGTAAAAATTATTGAATTACCTTTACACTATGAATCACAGAGATAACCTTGAACTATTGTTCCAATACTCCAAGATGGGGGTGAAGTCAAAACACGATCACGCCATACGCGGATGGAGGCGCACGATGCTTAAGGTATCGTCGGTTGTGTGGCGGCTTGTGCTTATGGTAATCGGTGCGTATCTTTCTATTTTACTTTATGGCAACTAAGTATGTAATTCAGTTAGACGTAAACGCACAGGGAGCGATAACCAATGCCGACCAAGTGGCCGAAAAATTAAAGGCCGCTGATAAAGCTGCGGGTGCTGCTGCGGGTGGTATGCTTGCTTTGCGTAAAGAACTCAAAGCAGTTGAGAGCGAGTTATCAGGTCTTGATCCAAACTCGGCAGCATTCGCTGAACTTTCGCAAAAGGCTGGTCTTATCAAAGATCAGATGAAGGACATCAAAGAGGCGGTGGGTAACCAAGCAGGGCCAGCGGTGGAAGTTTTCGGCAACAACCTAGGCAAATTAAAAGGCGACCTCGGGAACCTCGACTTTGAGGGCGCGACATCGGCCATTCGTGGTATGGGTAACGCGGTGAAAGGCTTTTCATTCAAGGACTTGATCGGTGGTATCAAGAATTTCGGCAGCGCACTTGCGAGTGTGGGCAAGGCATTACTTACCAACCCTATCTTTTTAATCGCCGCCGCTGTTGCCGCTGCTGCACTTGCCATTAACGCAGCGTTTGAAAGCATACAGGCTGAGCAACAAAAGACGATCGACCTTGCGTACGAGAATGCGAATGCGGAGAAAGAGAAGTTGGCCGCATTAAGTGAGGGTGAAAATACATTAAGGCTCCAAGGCAAGAGCGAAAAAGAAATACTAAAGCTGAAGATCGACCAAGCCAACGCGGCTGTTGAAGCGCAGATAACGGCTATCGAAACGCAGAAGGCAGTTTTAAAAGATCAGATCGAAACGGCTAAGCGAAACAAAGAGATTGCGAGTGGTATCATTCAATTCATCACCCTACCGATCCAAGTTATTCTAGCCACGGTTGACAAGATCGCGGGCTTCCTTGGTAAAGAACTCAACCTACGCGACAAGCTAAACGACTTCCTTTCATCAAAAGTTTTCGATCCCGATCAGATAGCAAAGGACGGCGAAGCAAGTGTGAAAGAGAACGAGAAGACACTTGCGCAACTTAAGAACCAACGCGATGGGTTTATACTATCACAACGCGACGCTGAAAAGAAGGCGAGAGATCAGCAAATAGCGGCCAAAAAAGAACAAGAGGACGTTATTTTAACTTTAGAGAAAGACAGTTACAAGGCAAGGTTAATTGAAATTGATCGGTTTTATTCTGACTTAAGACAAAAAGCCAACGGCAACAAGGATTTGCTTGCTCAAATTTCTAAACAACAAGCGGATGAAGAGGCGGTATTAAAGGATCAGCAACTCATAAAAGAACAAAACACACAAGAGCAAATTGCGCAGATTAAATCAATCGGCATTCAATCGCAAGGCATTGTGTTATCGCAAGGGTTGCAAATGCAACAAGCTACTATTGCCGAATCTAGTGCTAACATTAAGCAATTAACTGACGAAGAAAAAGCGTATCAGTTAGAAAAAGAAGTGCAGCTGGCAAATTTACGAGCAGACACGGTGAACAATGGCCTGTCAACAATTAGTAACCTCACCACTTTATTCGCAGGCAAAAGTGAACGCTCACAAAAAAGAGCGTTTGAAATTCAGAAGCGGGTACAGATTGCGATGGCCTTGGCCGATACATACAAGGGTGCAACTGCTGCTTATGCTTCGCAGATCATACCCGGCGATCCAACATCTGTTGTGCGTGGTGGTCTTGCTGCTGCTGCTGCTGTTGCCGCTGGTCTTGTTAACGTTGCTCAAATAAGAAAGCAACAATTCACGGGCGGTAGTGGAAGCGGTGGAGGTGGTGGCGGTAGTGCCGCTGCATCATTGGGCGGTGGTGGATCGGCCCCAAACTTCACGGTAACAAACGATAGAGAAGTAGGTGAACGACCAGATCAGCCAGCTATCAAGACTTATGTAATCGCCAGCGACGTAACGTCGAACCAAGAGGCGACTGAAAAGATTGAATCACGAACAAGAATAGGATAATGAACAAGAAAAAGAAAGTAATCAAGTACCATGTGCAAGACGACCACATGGGTATTCAAGCGGTAAGTTTAGTAGATGAACCCGCAATCATGGTAGACTTCGTTTATTTGAGCAGCCAAAAGAAGGTAAAGCTTGCAGAGGTGAACAAAGAACGCCGCATGGTGTATGGTCCTATCCTTATTCCCGATATGCACATATTGCGGATTGACAAAGAAACAGGCGAAGAGTACTACATTACCTTTACAAGAGAATGCGTTATGCAGGCCACACACGCGATCCTTAGAAAGAACTTGCAGCATAGTCACACGGTGCAGCATTCGTTCGCTGTTGCGGGCTTAAGCATCGTTGAATTGTGGGTGAAGGAAGGCGAGAGCGATAAGAGCGTTCACCTTGGTTTTGATCTGCCTATTGGTACCGCGATGGCGGGTGTGTACATTGAGAACGAAGATGTGTTGGAAGCGGTGAAGGCGGGGGATTTGAAAGGCTTTTCTATTGAAGGTCTATTCACCGAAACGCAAGAGCAGTTATCGCTGTCAATTACCGAAAGTCAAATTTTAACAGAACTGGAGTTGCTTCTTTCAAAATAAGTGCTACCTTGCGCCAAGGTTAATACGCATTCTTTGCGTGAAAAATGGTTTAAGCTAGTCAGCCCTCGAAAACGTTCGGGGGCTTTCTTATTTAGACGGTTTCTAAATTACAAAAATAATTCACTTTTTTCTTGCAAGTTGTAAAATTCGCTTTACATTTGTCAAGTCAAACAAACACAGAAACACGATGAAGCAGATTACCCTTAAAAAAACAGACACAGGCCGCAAGAACGGAAAGTACAACTACCGAGTAATTGAAAATGGCTATGTTCTTTGTCAACACAATTCAAACCGAGAGTACGTCGCTTGCTATGTTACTACAAGAAAAGAGTGGATTCCAAGCGAAGGGCATTATGTAGCAAATCCTAATTTAGTAAAAAACGGTGGTACTGAAAAAAGCGGAGCAAACGAGGTTTGGATTGAAACAAAGCCAGCTTACTACACCGATAAAGATATTTTTGAAACACCTTTCTTTTTTGGACGAATGGAGCTTGTGGGCAAGGCTGATTCTAGCCACCTTACACCAGATCGAATTTACGCCTTGGCCGTACTAGACAAATAAAAACAAATCACCCACCGCCCCGCCTCTACTAAGTTGCGGGGTTTTGGTGGTACAAACAGAAACTTAAAAACACAAACGTTATGACAATCAACACAAAATTCAACATCGGACAATCGTTGTACTTTATCAATCCCGACACTATGAAGATGCAGTATTCGGAGGTTTACAGGATTGACGCCGAAATTCACGCCAACGAAATTAAGGTGACTTACTTTATGAACATCGACGGCAAGTTCAAGATCATAAAAGAAGATGGCCTATTCACCACACGCGAAGAACTACTCGAATCATTGTAAAAGAAAGCCCCTTAATTGGGGCTTTTTTTATTTTACTTGGACGTACGTTAAACTTGCCGCGATCCGACAGCCGTTGTGGGTACTTCCGTCGTTATGCTTCACGCTCACCCGATGCTCGTTCGTGTTGGTCGTTGGATCAACTTCGATGCTTATATTGCCGATCGTGCCGTTCCGCTCAACTAGATTGAACTCACCTTTAAACGCGGAGCCAGCTACCTTGGTAAGCGTTCCGAAGTACAAACCGTAACCGTATTTACTGATGCTACCCGACACGTATTGGCTCACCATCACTTGCAGGGTTACAGCCCACGCGCTTTCATTGGGAATGTTTATGTGTTTGCCCACAATCCCGTTAATGTATAGCGGAATTTCACTTACCCCAACGAAGTTACCTTGGCCACTCATTACGAAGGTGCCTGCCTGTTGGGTAGCTATACCTTTCGTGCGGTCGTTGTTGTACCAACCGCCGCCCAAGTGAATGCCCGGTATATTGGTTCTAACACCTTGACCGAACACCGCCACCGTTCCCGCGTCGTTTTGCACTTCGATGTTATCACCCACGGCCATAACGTTTCTATTACCCGTCCCGATCTTGATGTTTTGCCCTGCGGCAACTGTATTGCCTGCGTCTGCGGGAATGGTTATCCTGTTGCCTATGCGAAACGCATTTGTATTAGTGTCTGCTCCAGCGTTTTGGTTGTTGCCGATGGAACGCACACCAAGCGCAAACAGATCGTTGGGTACTTGGCCTCCACTTCCCGTGCTTGGAGGAAAGGCTGAACAATAAGTCTTGTCGGTTTCCTCGATCCAAAAGTAGCCGTACCTTGTGCAGCACAGTTCACTTGCCCCTTCTTCACCCTCTGCATTCTCGAAGATCACTTCACCGTCAAGGTTAACAGATACGGGTTGGAACTCACAATCGAGCGCAGGGTTGAGAATCTTTATCAATCGAAGCGGCGTACTCACCTCTTGCCCCACCGCATGGTTATTAATATCGAGTATTCTCCAGTAGGCATCACGAATGAATATCTTGTCGTTGAACTTGAAGTTCACAATATCGGAGGTATCAAGGTTGAATGACGCTTCCATAACCCTTGCATCGTTTGAATAAATCTCGTTGAGGTAATCTCTCCAGTAAAGGTTGAATAGATTATTAAACGGGTTGCCGTTGATGCTGTGCAGGGGTGCCTCGGGTGCGAAGTTTAGATCGAACCCGCCGACCGTTGGTAGAAAATTATTGTAGTGGTTGCCCACGTACACAGATCGAACCTCGGGGCCTACCCCGTCGATGAATAAGTAAACCTCAACCGTTCCAGCTGTGTAAAGAAAACGAAGGCTTGGCGCAACGTAGTTACCATTCTCGGCGATGAACTTAGGTATTGGAACAGGCGTACCGTTAATCACGCTGCATGGTGTTGACTGCGCGGTTAATTCAATCTTTAACTCACCCTCTGCAAAGTCGCTCGGGTCTTCGAGAGAGGTAGCGGTGTACCCGTCAACCTTGTAGTCGCCGTACACTCTCTGCTTCTTATCCACGTAGTACTTTGAGTTAGCATCGCCACCCGCTTTGTATGTGAATAGTAACGTCTTCTTTTGCTCTTCGTCTGTACCTCTCACCACAACATCAACGCTTTCATCTAACTTACCCGTCCAGTCTTTCACGTCGCCACCTTGTAGGTACTCGGGAAAGGGGGTAAAATATAACTTGTTGGGTATGTTTCGATCGGGAACCACGGCAAGGTTGTGCATACGCATAACGTCGCGCAGAAAAGCCATCTGCGTAACGTCGGGAGCATTGAGCGGCAAGTTGACAGTACCGCCACTAAGCGCATCACTTGTGGCTGCTATTCTCCATCCCGTGCCTTCTGTTGGCAAGTTGGTTGCGGTGCCTTCGAGATTGTAAAAGTTGTCGGCGTTGGATATGTAGGTGCTATCAAGTTTAACGCTTTGCCCCGTGTCAAGGAATACCGAAAAAGTAGAAAAAATATGGTTGGTAATGTTTTCAAGATCAAAGAACTGTTGCGCCAACACCTCGTTAGTATCGGTATCTATTATGCGCAGGGTTAAATGACCGAACGCTGTTTCACCGGGAGGTGCTGTGCTTAGCGATGGATCAACACCCGCCCATACCTCGAATTGAAAGAACGCTGTGTAAGGTGCGGTATAAACACCCGCCAATAAGTTAGTGCCGTTATCGTACACCTCACTCATCGTTGCACTATCCACAGTGCCCGGCGTTTGATCGGTTAAGAATCCCGCCTCAAAGAATGCCTCTTGTCCGGGGCTTTCGTTAATGATATTTGATGTAACGCTAAACGGAACGTAATACAACGCAAGTCGATCCGCCAAGGTTTCACCCTGCCACACGAAGCCAGCTTCAGTAATGATCTTATCAAACAACCACAACGCTTGAACGTGCGGCGTAAGGTCTGCTGCGTAAAGTGGGTTATTCGGGTTCCATATCGGACGTGTAGCTGCCTCGCCAAGCTGCGACCACTTTTGCCCACGATCGCACAAGAAGTATCGCACGGTTTCTGCATCAAGATCGGTAACACTTGCCGCGTTCATTACCTCGTTCAAGTCGGGTAACGCTTCGATGTCTGCCAGTTTCTTTTCACCAACTGCTGTGGCTAGGTCTGTGGTTTCGGTATAGAAAACTACATCGTAATCGAATCCGCTCTTGTCCTTTGTTTTTACCACCCGCTTAACTTGGATATGACCAACTGCGATGGGTACGGTGTCGACAGTCAATACGGCGTCGACCTTCTTTCCAAACTTGAACCATGACTGCGCATTCACGTCGTCGAGCGCACCGAAAAACGCAACGTTTGTCGGGCTATCGGGTATAGAGAATTGACGGGAGAAACCTCCCGCCGCTTTGAGTTCGGATATATCGGTAAACTTCCACGTTTGGGAAATCGTTTCGTTCTCATACAAGTCGAGAATTGTACCCTGCCCCGAATCGGAGTTTATAGCTGTGAGTATTACTTGGCTCATACGTTAATAGTGTGTGCGTATTGAAGTTTCATGGCTTGGTTGTACTGCTTCTTATCCCTTGCGCGTCGCACTAGATAACTGTTGTCCTCGATAAGTACGGGCGTTATCGTCGCGTTATCGTTCACGATAAATACTTGTTTTGAATAGAGTAGCGATTTTAGCAGGGCAAACTCTCCTTCCTGTAACCACCCGCTTTCGATGTTGAGGTACTGCTTCACGATCGGTGTGCGTTCGGTTAGTCCACGATCGAATGAGTTAAACCCGAAAGTGTCGGCCGCATAAGTGCCTACCACCTTGCGGTATCTTCTGCGTTCCACCTCTATATTTTCCTCGTTTTTTCGGGTAAAGTTGAAGAAGTCCCACCCTCCATGCTCGTTCACCCATGCAAGGCGCACATTGGGGTACTTGCAATCTGCGCCGCCGTATATCGCCGCGTTGTACAACACATACGATGCAGATACAATAGCGTTCGACGCGTTAAGAACTTGGAACCCGATATACCTCCAGTTAGGGTAAGCAGATGGTTTAGGTATTCCGCTAATAATTGAGGCGTTTAGGTTAGCAGGGTAGCACCCGAAGTGTCCGAAATCGGGCAGGTCTGCCGTGTAAGTAACAGGCGATCCGCTATCGGGCACAAGGGTAACGCGTCCTTTGAGTGCTGCGATGCCTGAAGCTTGAATCGTGCAGAAACTTATCACACCGAAATCACTTTCGCGTGTTGGAATGTAGACCACATTGCCGCTGCTTGATATTTTCGGAAACAAGTCGGGCAGATGCGTGTCGGCGTATCGGCTTGAAAGAAGGTACTTTGTTTGCCCTGTCAAGCCGTAACGAGTTGCAGGATTTGGACGATAACCGTCGCTGATTTGGTAGCGTGCGGGCCATACTTTTATGTCCGTTATTTCTTCGCTACTAGGAGCGTCTGTCAGCACACCGTCAACTATCCACGCTTCGTACATATTACACTTAAACTGCACCAAACCACTTGCACCAACCTCTTCGTACGAACCGTCAGCAAACACAATGGGCGAACCCGACAAATCAACCGCGTTCATGCACCACTTGGTAACGATTGCATTGGCATCAAACACAAGTTTGTCGGACGGGTTGGGAGGTAGGTAGAATGAAATCTCTTCATTCGTTGATGTGTTTATTAACATCACCCTGTAGCGAAATCCCGTATTGCCCACGTTGGTAGACGATGCCACAAATATTAAAGGCTGACCGACGGGCGTAACGCCGTAGGGCTGTTGTTCGATTGTTATCATTGTTTTAGTTTACTTTCAATGTACGCTTGCAATGCGTTTACTATTTTTTCCTCATGTTCTGGGAGCGCGTCGTTGTACGCGTTCTCGTAATACTTCACGGCGGGTATTCCGTTCTTGCCTATGCCTCTCGCTATTGAAAAAGCTAACCCTTTTTTTCTGCTTTCGGTCTGCTTTACGATCTTGCCCTTTTCGTCGCGCACTTTAATCTTCTTATCGTTGATCCATTTGAGTATCGGCTCAACAGGCGGTTGCTTGCTGTTAGGCTTGCGTCCCTCCTCTACATAGTCGGCGTAATTTGCCGCCGCACCTTTGGCAATGAACTTAATCGTGTAGCTATCCTTGTTGCGGCGAAGCGAAAAGGTTAACGAATTTTTGAGGGTTCCCGTTGCAACTGCTCTGCGCTTCTTACCCTTAACCATGCGCGTTGCACCAAGGTTACGCTGAGCACGTTCAACCACATCGTTTCCGAAGTTCACAAGTGCATCAACTATGGCCGTGTTATCGTTCATTGTATCACCACTTTGGTTCGTTGCTCGTCTTGCTCCACCACATAAACCCCTTGTTTTAATTCGCAGTTCTCAATGGATCCCGAATACATAACCGCTCCCTCCATTGAATAAACTTTAATAGGGGAGTTACTGCCAGTGGATAGACTAAACTTATCGGTGCTTGGATTTGGATATGCGTAGAACGATTCATCTTCACTTGTAGCCATGGCACTTGGGTTGATCTTCACGAAGGTGCCGACTATCCAAATGTTGGAGTTAGGTTGCAGGGTAGTAACGTTTGAAGTAAAATCGAATGTTTGCGGCCTTCGTGCGAAGTCGGTTAGAAAGAACTTCATGTTAGCGTCGGGCGTTGCTACCCTTTGGCCGTTATGGTAGAACGCTATTCTTATCTGCGTGTTGCTGTTTGATACAAGAACTGCATGGTAGTACAACTGCGATAAGCTAGTTACGTTTGTTTCTAAAGATATACCCATTACTCCGCCCGATTGAATGCCTTGTTTCCAGTTGCTGTTATCGGTTAAGTTACGGGCTAATTGAAGGCATTGCATTGAACTATTCCACGTTGCGGTGTAACCACTTGCACCCACCCACGATGTGCCATTAAAGGCGATCTGTTGGCCGCTCGCTATATTGTTCGATCCACGAATTACTATCGAGGTTGAACTCACCGAAGCCCCGAATGTATGGCCTTCCATCGCGTAGGTTTCATCTGCTCCACATACTAGACCACTAGGCGTCCATTGTGAAGGGTTCATGCCCATGCCGTCGAAATCCATATCCAAGGTGAGTTGATTGCTCGTTGCTGTTATCGTCCCCGAAAATCCAAGTGCATCATGGTCGGGCGTTACGAAGCCCCAACCCGACGAAGCGCGACGAATTACGCCGCTGACTATTGCTACCTCTCGATTCCAAGTAAAGATTGAATCTTGCGCGGTTAAACAAAACGTGCAGAATAAAAGGATTGAAAGTAAAATTGTTTTCATAATTACTGATATTCGATTGATATGTTATTGACTTGAATTGCATTTGTTGTTGCGCCAACTAACCGCCAACTCCATAAATCGGTTGCGCTGTACGATATGGCTCCAGTCGCAGTAAAAACACCAGTCGTTGATCCGCTCGGTATGGTTACTACTAACCCCGTATCTACTCCGTTACGGCGTAAAGTGAAGGTCGATGCGCCAACTGTTGCTGTAACTATCACTAGGTAGGCGGTTGCGCCAACCGTTGTTAACGCACGAGGCACCACTTGTTGTGGCGTACCCTCGGAAGTTGCGATAGCGTTTGATCCTTGCACCACTAAAAAACGGGTAAGCCCTGCGGCGAGTGTTCCGCCCGGCGAAGAGTTAGCAAAAAAGGTAGGCGTGAACCATTGTGTGTTAAAGTCGGTTGCGTTTATTTTTCGCAACACTTGCCCTGTCGTTCCACCCGTTGGCACGCCTTGGCCGTTTGCCCCAGTTGCGCCTGTCGGCCCTGTGTCACCGGTATCACCTTTATCTCCTTTGTCGCCCTTATCACCTTGGATTCCCTGTATTCCCTGTATGCCTTGGATGCCTTGTATTCCCTGCGTACCTTGTTCGCCTTGCGGCCCTTTGATATTACCGACAACTGTCCAAACGTTTGCGGCCTTATTGTACACATCACCGTTCGATGTGCGTAGGTAGTAGTCGCCATTATTGCCAAGTGAATTGCTCGGCACGCCCGAACCATCAAACCAAACGCTCCCACCGCCGCCACTTGTTATCGCGTGCCAACCTTTCACCCCACTTGCATTAGTGCCGTAGTACTTTGAATTGCCAGGTGCCTCTTCATCGTTATCAAGGGTTATGGTAACACCTTCTTTGTTCAATGATTCAGCAAAAACTAAAGAGGTATTCGGATCGGTGCTATCGGGCGAGGTAACGCCAATAGTAAAGTCGGCGGGTATATCACACGCGCTCCAGTTCCAATCGAAGGATAAAGTAATATCGAGAGTAACGCCCGTTAATGTGTTCGTTCCTTCCTCGAATAGTGGGGTAATAGTCGGATCGCCTTCAAAGGCAACATCGCTGCCAAATATCGTGCGCCCGTTTTGAATCTCGGCGATCAAGTCCTCGGCGATTCTTTGCATCGCGCTTGCACTTTCCTTTTGGTATTCCGTTTTTTCGGTGCGGTCCCTCGGCAAGTCGGCAAACAAGATCGCGAAAGTCCACGTCTTCATCTTGGAAGGGTACCCGCTATTTGTCCAAAATACGTGCATCAATGGGTACACGGGTTCTTTTGGTAAGTCGGCTTGTGTTGGCTGTCCATGGCTGAATGCCTTGATCTGCAAGTGCGCGTCGGCAAATGCACGGAACCTTTCAATTATTACTTTGTATGATACGTTGGTCATCGTTTCTTTTTTTGCTGTTCAAAATTCTTTCGCTGCATGTACACCATGTGTGTTAGTAGGGTGTAGTGGTTTATCTTAGTTAACTCCTCGATTCTTACCACATCGTAATTCGCTAACTGCTCCAAGGTATGCAGCCAACCGAACGCCGCTAGTCCTCCTCCATCAGTTGCGCCAGCATCTTCTCCAGTTCCTTCTTCTCCTTGGTCAACCGCACTAACAAAGAGTGCTGCGAAATGGTCGGTAGTTCGTTTGCAATGGCCGAAAAAAAAAGCAGCGCACCGTCAACTCTATCCATAGTCATTGCCTCGATCAAGTGCAGATGCCTTACCCTCTCGTTGTCGTATGGCTCCACCTCGTACAACAACTTACCACCACCACGCATTGAATACGTAACGGGGCGAAAGAGTAAAGCCATAAGTTTAGGCAAGTCGGTATAATCGGGATTGCGTTTGTCCTTCCAAATGTTTTGCGTGTAAGACAAACCGTCGATGTATTCACCGGCGGTCATTTGGGTGAAGTCGGGAATTAAACCGATACGCCCTTGAAACCACTTTGGCCGAAATACATTATCATGCCTCCGCATTGTTTTACTAAGCACAATTTCAAACGTTTCAATGATCTTAGAAAGCGTTTCAATCGGCCACTTGTACACCACCTTTTTCTTCTCACCCGTTATCGCGCATACCTTGTCCACATCGCTCTTCGCTGTTTTGTAGGCGACGAACTGCGCAAGGGTAACGCTCGAATAAAGGGCGGGTATATTAACCTTCATACTTTAGAATAGAATTGTGCTTATTAAATGCCGTTAGGAATAACGATGTTAACTAGTCGATCACCGTCCTTTCCTGTTATCTCTTGGCGCTCGACGTAGCCACGGTGTTTGCCGCGTGTCTTTAAAAAGAAGATAGCCGCTGTCTTATCGGGCTTACCCCGTAATTCAACGATCTCACCGCTTAGTGGGTGTATCACTTCCTCGGTTGCCCCGTCGATAAGGTCGAGCAGCTTACTTTCCACGAAGTCAATCGCCCCTTCGTTGATGGCTTCGATATCTTCTTTAAACTCTGGGTCATCTTTGAGCCAAGCATAGTAAGTAGAGCGAACCACGTCGGCAGCTTCAAGAGAATGCGACACGATTCCACGGTACTTCTTCATCGCTTTTAACATCGCTTTTTTAGCAAGTACAGTTCTATTTTGGTCTTTACTCATATCTTCTTAGTTTTCAGTATATTGCCTAACCACCTTCCTCATCTCACTTATTGCATCTTTCACGCAAGTACCACAAACCGTTACTTCAACTACCTTGCCCTCGATCGTTGATACCCAAGAGTATAACTCTTCGAGTTCCTTGCGGTTAAAGGTGTTCTTCGTTTCGATCGACTTCACGTACTTCTCGAATTTCTTGAACTCTTTTTCGGTTATCGCTCCTTTCCATTTACCAAGGGGGCATGATGCCCACGATAGTTTGGCCTTTACTTTCATCACGCAGCCACATAAGCGTTTCTTAGAACGGTACCAAGTTACTTTTTGGCCGAGCGGATTCAGCCAGCGGGGCGTACCGCAAGTGCCGTGCTCCTTATTGTAGAACTCGCAGCCCTTACACATCGTCATGCGTTCTTGCTCGATCTTTCCGTGTACTTTAAACATATTGCTTTAGTGTTTGTTTGCTTTTTTTCACCGATTCGTATAACGTTCGTTTGTTTATTCCTGTGGCCGCGCTCAGTTCGTCGAAGCTGAATCCTTCTTGGATATACTGCCGAAAGATAATCGCGTCGTACTCTGGTAGCCGACCTATAAGCACATCGAACTGCTCGTTGATAACCCTGTACTCCATGTACACCTCGTCGGTTATCGCTCGGCATTCTTTGCAGTTATCAATATCGATGCTCACAGCCTTCTTATAGTTTATCGCCGACCTTGGGCTAATCGCCGTAAGGTACAAAGCCCTGCACACATACACGTGCAGTTGCTCGGGGGTTAACTCAGTCAGTCTCTCACGCTTGCGCAATACACTTTCGAGAACCGTATGCAATAACTCGTCGCCACTTCGATGCAATCCACGTGAAAACACGCGCCATTGCTTGTATCGTTTCTCTATTTCGTTATTTAGATTCAATCTAAATTTGTAAATTTATTTGACACTATGTAAAATTGTTATTACATTTGCCATCACAAATATAAACATAAAAACATGAACAGAGAGAATCTACAAAAAATGGCCGATTACATTCGGACTATTCCGCAAGATCGTTTTGATATGTGGACTTACCGACACGGTCAAGAGAAAACAGCGGAGTGCGATTCCGTTGCTTGCATTATTGGGCATTGCACCAAACTAGATGCAGAGCCGCTTCCAGTAGGAGCAAACGGCAATATAGATTTTGAAACTTGGTGCGACCGATTCACCGAACTAGATAGCGATAATTGCTGGATTTGGTGTTTTAACGGACGTTGGAAATACGTAGACAACACCTCCGAAGGAGCGGCACTACGTATTGAGTGGCTTCTTAAACATGGCTTGCCCGAAAATTGGTATGAACAACTTTGGGGTATTGAACCGTTATGCTATAAAGGAGGTGAGCAATGACAACCGAAGTACACATCGAGAAATGGGATATGGAAAAGCAGTCCTTCGTCCCACACATGACACGGGAGCGCAAGGCAACCGACTACTACATGTTACATACATGGGCGCACTATCAGTCAGTAAGCGCGGCCAAGCATTCAGAGTATAGGGTTAGTGCAAAGCTAATCAATGAGGGTAAGGTGCGGTTATCTTTCACGGTAGGCACAAACAACCCCGACTGGGCAGTAAACAATTAAATCACAATAACACAATGAGTGCACTAGTTAAGATCACAGAGAAGCCTATCTTTCAGCTTCTCGAAGCAAAGAAAGCCGACATCATTCGCTTTATAGGCGAAGATCGGTTTAAGAAAGAAGTTTCGTTCGCTATCCAAGCGGCTAACAGCAACGAATACCTAAGCAATGCCACGCCCGCGAGTGTAGCCAAGGCAATATTCAACCTTGCAATGGTAAACCTTTCACTCAACCCCGTGCAGAAATTGGCCTACTTGGTTCCTAAATCTATTAAGGGACAAGTGGAGGCGGTTCTTATGCCGTCGTATCAAGGTTTGGTACAGCTTATTTTAGAGGGTAAATCCGTTAAGCGTATCAACGCAAGGGTTGTGTACGATGGCGACGAATTCGAGTACTCCCTTGGCCTTGAAGATAAGTTAGAGCACAAGCCGAAAAACAAAACCAAAGAGGTAACACACGTTTACGCCGTTGCCTTTCTCGAAGACGGTACGCCTCAGATCGAAGTTATGACCCGCGAAGAGATTGACGGTATTAAAATGCGCAGCGATAGCGGCAAGAAAAACACAGGCCCTTGGGTTACTGACTATTCGGAGATGGCGCGAAAAACTGTCATACGTAGAATTTACAAGTACCTACCCAAAGGAACAAACCACGAGTTGGTATCTGAGGCAATCAAGCTTGACGAGCAAGACTACCCTGCAACTATCGGTCAAATTAGCTACATCGAAAGCCTTTTACAAACATCAAACGTTGACCACGAAGAACGCGGAAACATCGAGCGCAACTTGTCGGACATGACAGCCCAAGAGGCACAAGACATGATCGAGTTTTTAAAAGAGAACCAACTCGACAAAATCGCCGCTGGGCTTCCGTATAACATGACGGACATCAAGCAAAAAATAGATTCAGAAATTCAACCCTTATTTGACAATGAAAAAGAAGAAACACAACAACCCCGAGTTTAAGTCCTTCGACGAGTTCGTAAAGTACCACTTTGGAACGAAAAGCGAATTCGCAAAGCAGATGGGAATCAGCAGACCGACCGCTCACCAATGGATCGCACAACCCGGCACAATGAGTGTCGGTTCCATGAAAAAGGTTTACGACCTTACTAAAGACAACGGCGGCGACATTGTTAACCTAGCGGAACTATGCCTCCAAGGTAGTGCCGCACAATGGGAGGGCGAGGAATGAGTACCATTAAAACCCTCCTATCCTTTGTGCCGCCAAGGTTTCATGCGCCGTTTTTAGATGAATTAAGTAGGGTTAACTTTGAACCAACAGAGGTGGAGCAGTTGATAACCGACATGGGCGCGAACTACATGAGCGACCACAAAAAGCGCGATATTATTATCGAAGAGATTTGCCTAACCTTTGGAATATCAAAGCTGGAGATCATGGATAAAACGCGCAAGCATTACGTAACGCTACCAAGGCAAATAGCAATGATAGCGACCTACTTTTGCACCAATTACACTATGATGCAAACGGCGAAGTATTACGGCAAAGATCACGCAACGGTTCACCACGCGCGTAAAGTAGTATGCAATATGCACGACACAGACAGAGAATTCAGAACGGCGATGGGTGGGTTGAAAGGCCGACTGATTGCCAAGGGTATTCAAGGATTTGAAAAACTTTTTAACACAAAAGATGAAACACAAAATTGACCAAACATTTATCGCCCTGCACGTAGGGCGCAACACACCGATGAAACTTAAGACCATCGAAACAACAAAGCACACGGTAGTGTTCCAGAACCTCGACGTTCCGAACGGAAAGAAAATTCGAGTAATGAAAAAACAATTTACAGAAACCTTTAAAATTATTGAGTAATGGCAAAAATTATTTCAGCATCGATCGACCTAACAAAGATCGACAAGTCAAAAGTGCAGACCGTCGACAAGAACGGCAAGCCTTTCAAGAACGGCGGCAAGTATATCAATGTTTCGATCACCATAAACGACGAGGCGGATCAGTACGGCAACCACGCGTCTATTAAAGTGAACCAAACCAAAGATGAGCGAGACAGGGGTGAACCTACTGTGTACCTCGGTAACGGCAAGATCGTTTGGCAGAGTGATGCGCAAAGTAACACGCCGCGTGTTGATAACTCCGCTAGTAATGCAGAGGACGATTTACCGTTTTAGGTATCTTTGATTTACCTATGGTTGCAGAGTAGGTAATGTAAAAACTTTAAATAGCCGTATGGGGAGTAGTGCTGCAACCACGAAACCCTGCGGCTCTTTTTTTTGAAAAAAAATGGCACAAGAATTTTGGTTTAAGTTCAACTTCAAAGACTGGGCAAACGACGTGAAGCCGTTGTCATTAACCGCTCGCGGATTGCTCTTGGAGTTAATCATTTATTTACGGCAAACTGACGAGGTTGGAAGGATGCCTGTTGACATTCGGTTGCTTGTTCGGTTAAGCGGTGGGTTAACCGAAGAGATAACCGAAAGCCTAACCGAGTTTAAAAAATTCGGTTGCTTCGATTTCGTAGTTGACGAGTCGGGTGTGGAGTGGTTGGTTTCTCGGCGCATAGAGCGTGAATTTCATAAGTCATTGATTAACAAAGAAAATGGAAAAAAAGGAGGCAATCCAAAGTTAGTTGGGTTAACCGATGGGTTAACCGATTCGGTTAAGCGAACAGCTAACCGAACCTCTAACTCTAACTCTATATCTAACTTTAACTCTTTATCTTTAACTGAAAAGGGATTGTCAAGGGAAAAACATAAACCGACCTCACCCGATGAAGTTGGAAATTACTTTCTCGAAATTGGCCTACCCTACACCGAGGGTCAAAAGTTTTGGGATCACTTCTCGAGCAACGGCTGGAAGATCGGCGGCAAAGCACCGATGAAGGATTGGAAGGCAGCGTGCAGAACTTGGAAGCGCAACCACAAGCCCTCACCAAACGACGAAGTGCGTATCTTTGGCAAAGTAACAGCAGCAGACCTCGAAGCACAAGCGAGGCGATTAGCGGAACAAGACAACCCTCAAACACAAACACAATGAACATCAACGACACAATCATTCGAGAGGCCACCACGGGCAAGAAGTTAAAGGACTGCTCGATCCAAGACCTGCACGTACCGCTGACCAAATGCGCCGCACTTGCTGGCGCGAAAGAAGCCATACCCGATCCGCAGTTCAAAATGTTTCAAACGGTTTTAGCCGTCGGTTATCCGCAACTAACTCTAAACGAACTGTCTATCGCGGTAACGATGAACATAACGCGGCAACTTGAAAAACACGTTCAATGCTTTGGTGAATTCACCCACGATTACCTTTGCTCCATTTTAAGCCAATACAAGGACTTTCGCGGCAAAGTAATGGTAAGATACCACCAAGAGGTAGAAGATCAAAGGACGGCCCTCGCCTTGCCGCCAAAACAGGTAACGGAGGCCGATTGGCTTTCGATCATTGAAGCGGATAAAAAAAGTTTGGCTGCTGGCAAAGACACATGGACGTTCGGAGCGGTTCGTGTTTTCCGCTGGCTGCAAGAAACAGGACGCGTGAATGACGACGACTACACCGACGAGCAAATTAAGGAGATGCGCCGCCGTGCGAGGTATGAAGTTATGACGCGGGAAAACATTTCACCGCGCAAGGTCAGCACGATGAGTGAAGCTGAACTCCGTATCTTTGAGCAGAAGTGTGTGTGTGAACTGCAAACGATGGCTTACTTTCAATACTTAAAAAAACTATGAACCAAAAAGAATACACAAGATGCATCGAGTTGAAAGAGGAACTTCTCGAAGTCGGTGCGCTAATCGCGATATGCGACAACAAGATTCTGAAACAAACCTTGATCGGCGAAGGCCGTTCGATCGCCGCTGAATTGTTCGAGTTAACAGGAGATCCAAAATACAAACTATGAGAAAGAAGTATTACAAAAAAGATCCATTAGAAGAACAAATGAAGTTTAAAAATCGTTTGGACTTTTGGTTAACCGTAGGCAGCTTACTGATGTTATTTTATTTTTTCAAATTTCTTTTACTGGGTAAACTATGAAAAAACTAAAACTGTGGTTGTTTAAAAAAGGCTGGATAAACATTCACCCCGACGCGATAGTTGAGCCAAGTGCCTTTGTGCATCGTACTTCAATCATTTACGGAGGTGCATGGATTTGCGATAACGTGCAGATAGGCCCTTACTGCATCATTGGTAGTGTCGCTGAATATCCGAATGATCGGATGCGGCACTCAGATACGGGCGTTGTTGTTATTGGAAAAGGCGCAGTACTTCACGGCCACAATACGGTAGATGGAGCAAAAGAGATTTCGACGGGTATTGACTGTAACTGCACGCTGATGAAAGGCGCACACGTTGGGCATGATGCCTACTTAGGTGAAAGGGTAACGCTTTCGTGTGGTGCAAAGATCGGTGGGTTTACCCACGTTGAACATGATAGTACGATTGGTTTAAACGCAACGGTACATCAAAAATCTTTTATACCTAGGGGTTCAATGATCGGGGCGGGATCGTTCTACAAAGGACACCACGACGAGGTCTACATGGTATGGGTGGGCAGCCCTGCACGTCCGATAAAACAAAACACACACTTACTTGATAAACTAAAATTCAATGAAAATTTCGATCACGATTCCGATTTACCTCAAGGGTAAGCCACACCAACCCGCATACGAACGCTGCATAGCACACTACGCGAAGAGCGGTTTTCCTGTTGTCGTTTGCGGAAGCGAGGGCAAATTATCAAAACGATTCGTGGAGCCGTTTTTATCAGATAACGTTTCATACGTTGAGGTACCACAAACGCACGGTACAACGGCGAGTGCTGGAGATGAAAGTTTGCGCAAAAAGTTCAACGATTCTTTGGCGGCATTACCCCCGAGCGATTGGTATTGCTTGGTTGGGGCCGACGACTTTGCGCCCCTTGGTATGTTCGAGCAGTTGGCTGTACTCGATCCAAACGAAGTTATCATGTCGGGCGTAAGTAATGGTAAGCCGTTACTTATTCACCAAATGATTTCGGGCGAAACGATCCGAGTTGATTTGAACTACAAGGTTGATCTGCTTCCCGGCATAAACATCTTTAGCAAAGGTGCGATGCTTGCTTGTGGCGGTCGCCCTTATCAACTAAAGGGCTGCGAAACGGGAGCAGAAAGAATGTTTAAGGATATTGGCAAAGTCGTTCGCCTCGATGGGTATATCGTGATGTTAAAATACAAAGATGAACTAAACTCGTTTGACAAGATAAAGCGGGTACACTACAACGAGCCAGCAACAAAAGCAGAAATGATCTACGTGAATGAGTGCCTCAACCCATAGCATCGACTTCTTTCCCGTTCAACAGCGTGCCCTCGAACACCTTAAGGTGGATTCACCCGTTCGTGTTGTCCTGTTTGGGGGTGCGGCGGGTGGTAGTAAGTCGTTCCTTGGGTGCGCATGGCAGATCATGCGTCGAATAAAGTACGCTGGATCACGCGGGTTGATCGGTCGAAGTAAGCTAGACACGTTAAAGAAAACAACCCTTAACACTTTTTTTGAGGTGGCTGCGATGTTTGGGCTGCGAAGTGGTGTGCATTACACTTTCAACGGCCAGAGCAATATCATTTACTTTGAGAACGGCAGCGAAATAATCTTGAAGGACTTGTTCGCCTACCCCTCCGATCCGAATTTTGATAGTCTTGGATCGCTGGAAATAACCGATTTCTTTATTGACGAGGTGGCGCAAGTGAGCGAGCGCGCGGTATCGGTCGTGCGTTCTCGCGTGAGGTACAAGTTGAACGAGTTCGGGCTGCAGCCGAAAGGCTTAATGACTTGTAACCCTAGTAAGGGGTGGCTGTACAATAAGATATACAAGCCTTGGGTGGAGGGAGTGCTTGATCCGAAGTTTGCCTTCGTTCCCGCATTACCCGGCGACAACCCAAAACTCCCCGAGAGTTACCTTGAAGAGTTGGCAAGTTTGCCCGAGCAACTTCGCAAGCGATTACTGGACGGCGATTGGGATTACGACGAAAGCATTGACGTTAT